TACATGTCAGGAATCCCTCTTGACGCTGAGACCGGCTGTGCCAAACGATATGGAGAAGCGAAGTGACCAAACGATTTGCAGTACCAAAGGTAATAACAATAGGCAAAACCAAAATCAAAGTAGAGCTATACGATAGTGTGTTTGTCGGTAGGGATGAGTGCCGAGGTGCATATAACTACAGTAACCACACTATATCCATTGCTAAGCAGGCGGCATCGCGGCAACATAATACTTTGTGGCATGAGATTGTTCATGCTATTTTGTATGATATGGGTGAGTCCAAGCTAAACGCCAAGGAAACATTTGTTAGTGGGTTTGCCGACCGCCTTGAACAAGCCATACGAACAGCGAAATTCTAATGACTACAATTAAGTGGAGCCATTCAGGGCTTAAAGATTACGAAGGTTGTGCTAGGCGGTTTCATGAAGTCAAGGTACTTAAAAACTACCCCTTCACTGATACTGTCCACACTATCTACGGTAAGCAAGTGCATGAAGCGGCAGAAGTTTACGTTAAGGATGGCACACCCCTGCCCCCTGAGTATGACTACATGAAGCCAGTACTGGATAGCCTACTTAAAAAAGAAGGACGCAAGTTAGCTGAGTATGAGATGGGGTTGAGGGTTGACCTCTCCCCATGCGGTTTTAAAGATGACGACGTTTGGGTACGCGGTATTGCTGATTTACTTATTATTGATGACGATGGCTTAAAAGCTTGGGTTATTGACTATAAGACAGGCAATGACAAGTATCCTGACCGAGATCAGCTAATCCTAATGTCTTTGATGGTGTTCGCTCACTTCCCCCACATACGGCAAGTTAACTCAGCCCTGCTATTTGTAGTTAAAGGTAGCGCGGTTAAGCATAAAATGCTGTTAGAAGACGCCCCTTACCATTGGAATAAGTATAGAGAACGGGTTGCCAAGCTCGCCTCTAGCCACGACAATGACATATGGAATCCAAATAGCACCCCGCTATGTGGGTGGTGTCCTGTAAAAAGCTGTGAGTTTCACCGCAAACGTTATTAAGAGAGAACAAAATGCCACGCTGGGACACACCACAAACATTTAAACAAAAAGCATGCGCTGTTTGTGGTACTTTGTTTACTCCACGTTCGGGCGTACATAAATTTTGTTCTCCACAATGTAAAGGCAAATGGAAATACATTACAGGTATACAGTCTACTGAGAATCAATACGCATATATAAGCGGTGATTGGTCAAGGTATGCCGCACGCCTTTTGTATTATGGCGGTAGAAAAAGAGACAAACTAACTAAGCAGATTATTCTAGACAGACTTGAAAAGCAAAACTACAAGTGTGCTCTAACGGGGCGAGACTTGACCTGCTCTTTAGAAAAAGGCGTAATAACAAAAACAAATGCGTCCATAGATCGTATTGTTGCAGGCGAAGGGTATACGCCCGATAATATTCAAATGGTTTGTAGGGCAGTAAACAGCTTTAGAAACGATACCTCTGTAGAGGAATTTATTGATTGGTGTGAGGCAGTAGCCGAGCACAATAAGAAAGGACTTAAAAATGGTAGCTAAGCGTAATTTTCGACAAGAGTACCTAAACTACGACGGCACAGAAGCCGTTAAGAAGAAACGCGCCCAACGCAATAAAGCTAGACGTATGCTTGAGAGGGAAGGCGTAGTGCATAAAGGCGATGGCAAGGATGTAGATCACACCGAGCCCCTAAGCAAAGGCGGTAAGACGGTACGAAGTAATCTTAGCGCTAAGAGCGCTAGTGCTAATAGAAGTTTCCCAAGGAAGGCAGATGGCTCAATCAAATAAGGAGGAATGATGCCAAACGAAGAATACGTATACCACAGTGACGATACAGTAACTAAAGGTATAGGAGATGTAAACAGTACAGCAAAAGGATCAGGCGCTAGGTTCAACGGCGGTAAAGCCGATCTTAGTTTGATCCCACTAGCTACATTGGAAGATGAGGCTAGAGTTTGGATGTATGGTAAAGAGAAATATGCTGCTTGGAATTGGGCTAAAGGAATGCCTTGGTCTGTTCCCTATGCTTGTGCAATGAGACACTTAGCTGCTTGGCAACGAGGTGAAGAACTAGACCCCGAATCAGGACAACCACATCTAGCTCATGCGATGTGTAATCTACGGATGCTAACGCTGTATAGCAAGACTTACCGAGAAGGCGATGATCGTCCACCTAAAGAGTTAATGCCATGAACGCAAATGAACCAGTAGCGTGGATGTTGTTGGGCTTGGAAGACCGAAAGCCAAAGTTAATTAACTTACAAGTGATTGAGCATCTTGAAGGCACATGGATTCCACTCTACACCCATCCAGCAGATGAATCCTTTGACAGAACCGCTAGTCATATGGCTGGTGAGTATGTTAGTTATCCAGCAAAGACACTAACAGATGATGAAATAGCAAAACTGGCTGACGATATTCTTGGTTATCAGATTTATGGTTACAAAGAAAGCGGAGTTTATGAGTTTGCTAGAGCAATACTAAGAAAGGCACAAGATAAATGAAGCACAGAAAGTTTACGAAACAACAAGAAAAAGATATGAAAGAGATTGTTGATTACTACATGCAATATGTAACAGGAGAGCATCGCTCAATAAGAGAAGGTCTTGAATATTATTGGAAGTGCATGAGTGATTACACAATAGAAGATTACTTAGAGGTAGCACGTGAAGGAAAGGCACAAGAGAAATGAGACAGACTAAACTAGGGAGTTTTTATGAAGCGTGCATTAACGTGGCTATTGGGTTTGGCATTAATTTTACTGCTAACCTTTTTATCCTTCCTCTTTTTGGGTTCCATATTACTCTTACTAACAACTTTTACATGGGATTACTTTACACAGTCATTTCTGTTGTTCGCAGTTATGTTGTTCGTCGTTGGTTTGATGGAAAAATTCATAGAGCAGCTCAGATATTAGCAAAGGAAAAATAATGAGAGATGGTGGTAAAGGCGATACACCTCGCCCATTAGGTGTAGAACTAGAACAGTTTGATAAAAACTTTGAAGCAATCTTTGGAAAAAAACAACCAAAGACTTTGAACGATTACATAAAACAAAAAGAAGAGAGAAACGAAGATGGAAATAGTAGAGAACAAAGCTCTAGTATTTAGGACGCGTGACCCCGATAAGTACAGTATTATTCCGCGCAGTAAGATAGTCGGTGAGAATGGTGGTGTATATGAGATGGCAGTATTTTGGGGTCTAGAGGAAGTAAGGGTATTAAGAAACTTAGGTGTTAAAGATTTAGTCTCGCCCATAACGGCTAGGTATGATTGGCCAGGCAGGCATAGACCCTTTGCGCATCAGGTTGAAACATCCTCCTTCTTAACACTTAACCCAAGAGCGTTTGTATTTAATGACCCGGGAACTGGTAAGACGCTTAGTGCTTTATGGGCGGCGGATTACTTGATGCGGTTAAAGAAAGTCAGACGTTGCTTAATCTTGTGCCCTTTATCAATCATGCACGATGCTTGGATAAGCGGTATATCTAACAGCATAATACATAGGTCTGCAATTGCGGCGCACCATGCTCAGGCTAGTCGGCGTATCGAGATGGTTCAAGGCGACTACGAGTTCGTTATCGTTAACTACGACGGGCTTAACTTAATTGCCGAGGAAGTTGCACGCGATGGGCGGTTTGATTTAGTCATAGTAGATGAAGCCAACGCATACAAGAACGCATCAACTAAACGATGGAAGTCCCTTAATAAAATTCTGCACCCTGATTCAATGTTGTGGATGATGACAGGAACTCCTTCTGCGCAATCGCCTGTGGATGCGTATGGTTTAGCTAAGTTAGTTAACCCGACTGGTGTACCGAAGTTTGCTACTGCATGGCGCGATAAGGTTATGAAAAAGCTTACCCAATTCAAATGGGTTCCTAAGAGCGGGGCAGCTGAGGCGGTATTTGCTGCATTGCAACCTGCCATTAGGTTTACCAAAGAAGAGTGTACAGACCTACCACCAGTACTAACTGAGACACGAGAGATACCCCTAACCCCACAGCAAGTCAAGTACTATAAACTCCTCAAAGAGCGCATGGTTATGCAGGCTTCGGGCGAGACTATCACGGCAGTTAACGCCGCGGCTGGTGTATCCAAGCTACTACAGATTTCTGCTGGTGCGGCGTACACCGACAACCATGAGGTCGTGGAATTTGACTGTGCTCCTCGCTTGAATGTTTTGCTAGAAGTGTTGGAAGAAACCAACAGAAAGGTGATTGTATTTGCACCCTTTAGGCACAGCATTGAGACCATCCACGAGTACCTTCTTAAGCATAACGTGGCGGCAGAGGTGATTCATGGTGACGTATCGGTTAATAAGCGTACCGATATATTTAAACGGTTCCAAACAGAACCTAATCCGCGTATACTGGTAGTTCAACCCCAGTCAGCCTCTCATGGGGTAACGCTTACAGCCGCGGATACAGTAGTATTTTATGGCCCCGTTATGTCTGTAGAAACCTATCTACAGTGTATTGCCCGAGCAGATCGTATTGGACAGACAAGTACGAATGTTACTGTGATACACTTACAAGGTAGTGATATAGAAAAGCGGATGTTTGCGCAGTTAGAAAAGCGTGTTGAAGGACATGACATTCTGCTCAATCTGTATAAGGAGGAGATAGGCAAAATTTAAAAACCCATTATCGGGTTGTACAGCTGTCTGTATTGATGTATAATTATTGACAAAGGAGGAAGTATGTCAGACGAAGTGATTCCGCTAGACAAACTAGCAAAGATATATCGCAAGATATATAGCAGGACTAATGAGCTTACGACGGAGTATGAGTCCAAGCTTGAGGAACTTAAACTGCAGCAGGAAGAAATTAAGAACGCCATGAAGGATCAGATGGTGGCGCTTGGTCTTCAATCTGTACGAACAGATGAAGGCACTATTATCTTGTCGCAAAAGACGCGCTACTACACAGACGACTGGGATTCATTTAAGACGTTCGCGATAGAGCACGATGCGCTTGACCTTTTTGAGAAAAGAATTGCTCAGAAAAATATGGCGATGTTTTTGGATGAGAACCCTGGAGTTGTACCAATGGGTTTAAACTCCATGTCCGAAGTATCAGTATCAGTTCGTAAACCAACCAAATAAGGAGAAGTACATGAGCAACACTCAATTAACACCAGAACAACAAGCAGTAGAAAATGCAACACGTAACGTCATGCTTGAACTTGACCTACGCAGAATGGCTCTAGACACAGCCGCTAAGTGTATGTATGAAGGCAGTGCCTATGAAGTTACCGAAGTAGCCGAAGCATTCTTATTATTTTTACAAACAGGTGCGGCAGTTGCCAAGCCAACTAGTACAGGAGCAGTAACAAATGAGTAAAGAACTCACAGCATTTAACCCCGCCCAACTACCAGCATTTGCTAAGACGGTAGAGATTTCTGAATTAGCGAGAAGCCTATCAGGCGGTGGCAGTGGTAATTTTGGTAAGCGCATCTCCGTTAAAGGTGGTGTATTTCGTTTAATGTCAGGTAGTGATGAGGTAGCAGCTATCGAAGACCGCCATCTTGATGTGGTGATTGTTCAAGCCGCCCCAAAGATCAGCCGTACGTACTACGCTGGTAGCTATGAAGAAGGCGCATCTAAAGCCCCCGATTGCTGGTCCGCTGACGGTGAAAAACCCGATGCATCCGCTAAAGAAGCGCAAGCTAGTAACTGCGCGTCATGCCCACAAAATGCCAAAGGCTCCGGTCAAGGTGATTCCCGTGCGTGTCGTTTCAGTCAGCGTCTTGCGGTTGTATTGTCTAACGATGTAACTGGCGATGTTATGCAGTTAACCCTATCTGCTACATCAATCTTCGGTAAAGAAGAAGGCGACAAGCGCCCACTACAAGCGTATGCAAGATTCTTAGCCGCGCAGAGCATTAGCCCCGAGACTGTTGTTACTCGGTTGCGTTTCGATACTAAAGCCGCAGTACCTAAGTTGTTCTTCCAGCCTATGCGTTGGTTGTCTGAGGACGAGTATGAAAGCGTCAAGGAAAAGAGCGAGTCTAAGGAAGCTAAGCAGGCGGTTACAATGTCTGTCTCCCAAAGTGCAGGTACAAAGAAAGCAGCTCCAGCATTAGCTGCACCTAAGGAAGAAGCGGAGTCGTTTGATGAGCCTGAGAAGCGTAAGCCTACAGTTAAACCGTCAGCGGTACCAAAGAAGAAAACTGGCGACCTAGCTTCTGTTGTTGACGAGTGGGATACAGACGATGAGTAAAATTATCGTAGCCCTTGGGCTGGTCTTAGCGGCATCCGCTGTTTATGCTGGATGTATGACAAACACTGATATGCAAACAGGACGAATCTGTACTATTTGCTGTGATGGGTCTGGCAACTGTTTTACAACCTGCTCAGGATAAAGTTTACGGGGAGGCTGACACTATTCAGCTCTATGGCTCTTAGAGATTTCAGACTAAAAAGACTGTCTCCCCACCCTACAACTAAGAAAAGACTATGGCTTACTCAGAAACAATAAGGCAGTCCACCGCTAAGGCGGAGAAGACTCTAGGCAATCAGCTAGGTCGATGGGCTATTAAATTAAATTTACCTGTAATTCAGATTTCGCAATACACAGGCGCAACAAGACAGACGGTTTATAACTGGTTCGCTGGAACCGAAGTTACTCCATCGTACAGAACGAGCGTAACCAACTTGTTACGCATACTACAAACAAGCAGTACTGTTGAAGAGGCAATGAAAAAATGCAAGCAGAACAAATAAAAGAATCGGCAATATCGCCAACTGCCTTAACCGACAAAGAACTAATTAGCTTTGCAGAACGCTACCTTGATACTGGCATGCCGTTAAGTTTTCAGAAGGAAGTACTAAAAAGATTCAATCAACGCATTAACGGTTAACCCAAGGAGCATTTATGAAGTCGCAGGAATTCCTAGCGACTGTGCTTCCGTCTTCGGGTAAATATTGCGCCTGCGAACTTAGCACAGCTAAAAAAGAACATGTCTTTGTTGACACGATTGATGAACTGTATAGCAACGCTACACACTTTAGTGGAGAAGGTTTAAACGCTTTCTACGCCTTAGCATCATTCAACACAAGTGGCAAGCGATTAGCCACAAACGCATTAAAAATAAAATCTTTATTCTTGGATATTGATTGTGGTGAAGGAAAGGATTATCCTAATAAGCAGGC